GAATGCATCGCTTTGCCGAGCTAGTGCGCCAAGATGAGCGTGAGGCGTCTGATACATTAAAAAAGTTAGCAGGAGAAGCGTTAACAGCGCTAGAAAAATATAACCGGTATGAAATTAAAACTGATAGCTATGATCACAGCACAAATTTAATTTATGATTTAAGAGATGTTTTAAACCATAAGCGTATGCCTTTGCGTGAGCAATGGGACACATCCGACATGGCGCATCGGTCTGGTGGGTTGAGTGTTGAGCAAGAGCCTGAGCCTACTGCTTGGGTTACTGATGACTTTGCAATAACTTACAGCGCTGAGGTAGCGCAGCGTTGGCGTGACAAAGGATGGAAAGTCGTACCTTTTTACACCGCACCACCAAAGCGAGAGTGGGTCGGGCTGACGGATGAGGAGATACATAAAATCATTGACGACTGCACCCCAAATGAAGCAGAGTTGGAAGAACTAAATGATTTTGCGAAAGCTATCTTTGCAGTTGAAGCCCAATTAAAGGAGCGCAACACATGATCACCCCCAAACAAGAACAAGTGCTCGACATTCTGAAAAGCAAAAAAAGCATGACCGCTGCTGAGATTGCTAAAGAAATGAAGATGGTGGCCACTGCCATTGCAGCGCACCTACGACGCCTAGAAGAGGCCGGTCACATTTATGTGTCTGAGTGGCGAGGTGGTAAGTACGGCGTCCCTACAAAGGCATACAGGTACGGCAAAGGCGATTCTGTTGAGTTTGTTGGCAAACGTAAAGCACCAAACAAAAAGATTAAAGACACCGTAGTTACTGAGAAGATAGAGATTGACGCACCCCGACCAGACTATGCATCAGCATGGCTATTTCATCACCCAAGAGTAGAATTATTAGGGGCAAGGTATGATTAAAGATACAGTCAACCATCCGTCCCACTACAAAAGCCATGCGTCTGGCGTGGAGTGTATCCAGATTACCGAGCACATGAATTTTTGTTTGGGCAATGCTATCAAATATATTTGGCGCGCTGATCTCAAGCACAACGCTATTGAAGACTTAGAAAAGGCGGTATGGTATGTCAACAAAGAAATTGAAAGAAGAAAAAAAAATACAACCGTTTGAACAGGTTGCTTACAAACTGCCACCAGCACTCAAGTTAGCGGCAGAAAGAGCCAAGAAAGAACAACCAGATTTAATCGCCATCTCAGGGAGAGTACGCTATGTACACCACGAATAAAGATATATGCGTTTGCGAACACATTAATTTGTGTGAGGTAAACGACCGTTGCATGAAGAAGTTGCCATGCCCATTGGTTGACGACCCAACATTCGTCTACGTCCCAGCCGCCTCAACTGACGTCCAAAAGACATGGCGCAAGTTCGGCTGGGTGCCAGAGTTACGCTAGCATTGAAGTTGATTTAACTTTAACTTGCGCAACACGATTAAGCCAGCCTTTGCCGTATGTCTCAAACGTATTAAGACTGCGGTAAAAGGCTTCTTTACCTTCGCTAAACTTTTCAATCAACTCAACAGGGTCAGCCGCTAAGACAGCCGCCATTGAGATCGGGCCAAGTCCACCATCAGCAGGAACGCCAACAGCGTCTTGCAGGATTTTGATGGAGCGACCAGGACCGGCGTTGACACCCATGTCAAAAACCATGTAATCAATACCGCTTGGCAGTTCGTCGGCGCGCACTGCGTCCCAATACTTCTTTTTGTACAACGGCTCGACATCAGCAGGCGTGAGTTTGCGCATCTGCTCATGCGTGACTTGATGTCCAGTATGCTGCTCCCAATTGAATTGGGTAACACCTAGCATGGTTGAGCCTTTACGCCCGTCTGGTAACTTGTTGCCGTCGTCACGCTCATCGTCACTAAAACCGCCTTCACTAGCCAACATCTGCTCAAACGCTTGCTTCCAATTGCTAATCATTTAGAACGCTCCATGTTAAGTTTGACCCACTTTTGTAATGCAACTAACTTAGCTGTCTCTTCAGCACAAAGCCCAACAATGGCAGGGTCGTCGGCGGTTCCAGCAACGCTGGGGGAGGACTTGGAAACGGTGGACACTTGACCGCTACTGGTACCACACTGCTGCACCCGACCAGCATACTGGCGGCGCAGAGCAGCAATCCTAGTTTCATACTCATCCTTGACCCCTTCAGTTATGACTTCTGCAATCTCTACTGCGCTTTTGTTTGCAGCCTCAGCGGCTTCGCCAATAGCTTTGACTTCAGCGACGAACAACAGATGCTTGTCCCGCATACGATCATAGCCGCCCCAGTAGGCGAGGGCTAGAGCAATCGCAATAGCTGCGATTTTTAAATAAAGAATCATTTGACACTCGCTAACATTCGTGCAGCGATTGTGAGCATGGCTTTTGACCTCTCAAGATCAAGCGGCGCATCTTTGTACATCACGGTAATCTGTCCAATGAAGCTGGTGTAGTCCGGCGGTATGCTTATACGGCATCCAAACGTACCACCTTGGTCTAGATACCAGATGCCAGCTTCAGACTGTGGAGTTGAGTAGAACCCGCATGGAGTTTGTCCTGCCATCAGATCAACAACATCAGCATTGTTTGCGTGGTTAGATGTAAACAGCCCAATGTTTTGACCTTCAAGATTCTTAGCTCTTTTACCGTCACGATTCTCAGCACGAACCATTACACGCTTATTAAATATTGTATCGACCGACATGATTGCTACAGCAACAACATTCGGGTCTTTCATCAGCAATTGAATTGCATCGTCAAAACGGCTGCTGTTGAGCTTTGGTAAAGCATTAGACTTTTCGTAGACACCGAGCAGAAACGTCTTGTTGTCGTAAGCAAAATATCCAACGTAGCCAAGCACGCCAAGCAGTAGGACAACGATCAACTTAAAGGGTGAGTCAATATATGACAACACACCCATCAGAGTGTTTTTATTTTCCGTTGACATCATCGTAGGTAGCAAAGCCAAAGTAGGACGCAAGTACTGCGCTGATAAACCCATAGAACGGTAACGCAATCGCCCCTAGCGTGGGAGATTCTGTAGCTAGGATAAGCAGGGGAAACAGTAAACCAGCTAGCATGGATAGCCACGCCATCTTGCGCCTGTTTTTCCAACGGTCGATCACTTGTCTACCTTTTGGTCGAGGCGATCAAAGAGTCGATCGAGTAACATTTCAACACGATCAAACCTCTTATCCATGTCTGCGCGAAAGCCATCGACCTCAGACTTCTTGACATAGTTCTCGCTCATGTGAAGGCGGATAGACGCAACGTCGTTCTTTAACTCTTTAACCGAGTCCCACAACTGACGGGCAAACCAGCCGCCCACGCCAATTGCTGTAACGACACCAAGGTTGATCATAAATTGAAAGTCCATGCTACGGCACCAGTTTGTTAAGAATTTGATCGTCATCCCCACGCAAAGCATTACGCTTTGCTGCACGGGTCTTTGGTCCTTGCACTTTGCGTGATGTGTCTGGACGCATCTGGCGCAATTGTTCCTCTAACAAATCAATTGAACTCTTTACACGGCCACGGGATTCAGTTGCTTGGCGCAGCATTTCTGCGTTTTTAGCACTCTCTGCCCTTGCGCCCATAAGTTCAGGGCTACGCGCACGGCTTTCAATTTCCGCAAACGCTGCATCTTTTTGACGCGCCGTTTTTAGAGTGTCCTCAACCCAATTGCGATCCATCATTTTATCGGCAATTGCTCGGTCGTTCAACGCTTTAAAGCCTGGTGCCACTTCAGCCAAGTCTACGCGAGTCTTGTCAAAGGCGACCTTTTCGGCGGCGTCAAGCGCAAACTTCTGTCCGGATGATATCTTGTTGGTGGCTGACCGCAGCGTAGACGTATAGTTTTGAAACGTCTCAGGCGTAGCACCACGAATCCCTTGGCTTGCTGGAAGCAACTTACCAGTAATTGGATCAACATCAAGTATCATTTCACGCGCTGTTGGTGCTCTTGATCTTGCCTCAGCAGCCAAGCCTTCAGCCTCCGCCATTTGAGCCATGCGGGTTCGACGTGCGTCTTCAGCACGAAGTCTGGCAACAACTTCTGGTGCTTCATCCAATCCGAGGCGTAACGCATTTACTGGTGCTTGCTGACCTTGTCCCATCGCTTGACGTGCGTCAGGTCTGTTTGGATCAAAAGGCATCCGCACAGTTTCATTGCTAGGCATTATAAAGTTAGGATCGTTGCGTGGGGCAGAAGGTAAAACTGTTAACTCACGCGACTCAACTGGGCGCAAAGCGTTAACCGGTTGTTGTGGACGGTAATCACGGGGTACGGCTCGACTTGATTGAAATTCTGGCGACGTCATTTTATTGGCGGCAACTCGGCGAAGAATTTCGCTTATGCCTGCACCAGCAGCAATTCCAAATGGGACGCCAGCAGGCCCCGCAGAAAGACCAATAAGACCACCAATTGCGCCGCCTGGTCCTGCTCTAGTAAAAGCAGGCAGGAATCGTTTGTCACCAGCAGATAAAGCAGCAATTTCTGGGAAGTTAGACGCAATTTTACCTATATCAGCAACTACACCACTGACAGGTTCGCCTTTTGAAACTAATTTTCCAAATACATTTGGGTCAATTTGACCGGTTCCAAAATTAGTAGCTGACTCCATATCATAAGTTTGCGCCATTTTTGTTCTGGCGTTAACAAATGCTTCTCGCGCTTTTGCGTTTGGCAAATTGTTATCAATTAAACTTTCTAATACTTTAGCTGCCCCAAGTTTTGCGTCAGCCATTGCTTTTGCATTAGGGTCTAGTGGACCAACAGCACGAAACACGTCTGATGCTTGTTGACGCATCTGACGAATAGTGTCTAAAAGTTTAGTTCCATCGCCACCTTTTAACAGCCCTTCTTTTAAATTATCTAAGTACGCTCCAACTTGCGCTGCTTGACCATCATCAACGTAAAGTTCTTTTGCGCGTAACTTGTCAAGTTTTGCCAAACTATCACTGTCAACAATAACTTGCTTAATGTCACGCACGGTTTCGTATGGACCGGCGATATCATCCCTTGCACGAACTTTGTCGTATATCTTTGGGTCTGTAAGCGATACTTCATCACCAACACCCAAATCTTTTTTAACTATGTTTGTCCATTTTGGTCTGTTATCTTCTGATAAACGATTATCTAAATCAGCACTACCAATTAAACCTGTACGCGCACGATTTCTCAAGTTTGGATTAGACACAGCAGGATCAAGCGCAATGTTATATTTTTGCGCTAAATTTGTTGCATCAATTTGTGGACCACGCGCATAGCTTTCAGCAACCCGTGCTTCACCGGCTGCTTTAACTGAAGGTATTTCACCAATTGCGCTTTTAAGATATCCGCCCTCAGTACGAGCAATATTGCCGGCTTGACGCACAGCAGCGGGAGCAAGTGCTGCCGCAGTCGCACCTTGCGAAAAAGGAATGGATTGAAGTGGCTCTGTTACTTCACCAATGGTTTGCATTGACGCTTGACCGCCACGGGTCTGGGGCTGGTATGTCAACGCTTGTTGAACACGTCCAGCCAACTCTTGACCTTGGCGAACGCCTTCTTGCGTACCATATTGACCACCGGTAACCGAGCGACCAACACCAGCAAGCGCAGCAACAGGCGCTGCAATCATGCCAGTGCCAAGCGCAAGAGGGGTTTCAACAATTCCGCCCAACACGTCTTGCATACTTGGACGAGCGCTAGGTATTGCATCCGGTTGACGAATAACTTGACCTTGAGGCGTGACCTGTGGGACTGCGCTGCCGTAGCCCGTTGACGCAGCCGTACTTAAGCCAATTTTTGTATAAAAATCATTTTTAGGAAGGTCTGAGTAAAATTTGCTGTGCAAAGCGTCGGCCAACGCCGCATCAGGCATATCCGAATATTGTGGATACTTTTCGCGGATTTCAGCAATTGTCGCCATTATCTAATTCCCAATGGGTCTGAGGGGGCACCACCCGCACCGCCACCACCAACTTGATCTGACATTCCAAACTGATCTTTTCTTTCTTTCATTAACCGCAAAATTACTTTTGCTGCATCTTTTCTAGTTTCGTTTGGTAAACCTGAATCTGCAAGTTGACCCGCTGCCTCTTTATAAGATTGCGTATCTTTGTCAGATTGCGGGCCTTCAAATCGCGGAACCATTTTAAGCACCAAATCCGCAATTGGCGCAAGTGAAGCTGCTGCTTTTGCGCCTTCTGTAGCTTTACCAACAAACGCCGCAGAAGCATCGACCATTCGACCAAATCCGCTACCTGTTGATTTTTCAAGTAATCCACCAGGCTTTATAGCATCTGTAAGGTTTGAAATTGCGGTGTTAAGACTTCTAACGGTTTCCACTTTTCCTGCTGCTTGTTTTTCTGTAAACGCAGTTGCTGGCGTCATTCCTATAGCTTTATCTGCTGCAACTAATACAGGTTTGCCGTCTACCATTGCGGCAACAGGTGCGCGGAATGGCGGCTTGGGTTGAGCAAATGTTGGCCCTTGCGGTGCGTTAGGATTTAACGCATTTACATTTGGTGCTGCTGCGCTTTGGGGATTTAAAGCGTTAACACCACCTCCACCATCGACACCTAAAGGTTGAAACGCCGAAGTCGCTGAGTTAGGCGAAATTTCAACGCGCATTGGCATTGGTTGAACTTCTAATGGAATTAGCTGATCCCCACGCAATGGGCGGCGCGTTTGAATTTCTATGCGTTCTTTTGGGTTTTCTGGGTTTGGAATAGTGGTTGTAACAAGATCACCGCCATATTTTAGTTTGTCGTCGTATTGTTCACGCGCAAGCCTTGCATTCATCATTGGAGCAGCCGCACCAATATTGGCAACTTTTAACGCCCGCGCCTCATCCATTAAATTTTGTTGAAGTTTAGTCGAACCAAGCGCACTGGCTTGTTTAAGTTTTTCTAAGCCACCAGGTTGATTTAGTTGAGCAATAATGCTTTCGCGCGATGGGCTGACACCTATAGATTTAAAATAAGCACCCGTTCTTCCTACATGATTACCGTCGTGCCATTTAAGATAGTCTTCATTTGTATTTACGTCACCCAACGCATCTCGACGCAATTTAATATCGTTTGAAAGAACTTCCATTTCTGTTTTTTGCGTGGTGGCGCGTTTGCCCAACAACTCTGCAAACCCTTTGGCGTTGGCCATGTAACCACGACGTTGAAACTCAGGATCGTCAAAATTAGCGCCGCCTGCAAACAGGTTACGCATTTCTTCGCTACCCTGCATTTCTTGAACAGCACCTTTCAGCGCAAGCATCTGACCCATCTGACCCAACATATTGACGGGTTGTTGTTGCTGTACGCCTAATGCGATATTTGGATTAATTGGCATTATTATTCTCCAACAAAGCCACCGGCTGTTGAGCCGGTTACGCCATAATGTGTTCGCTGTTGCGGAAACACGCGATTCATCAATTGATTTTGATAATACTGATTTGAGATATTACCAATGGCGTTGCTAAACGCATTAGATTGCCCCATGTAACCAGACGCCCTTGCGTTAGCTGCGCCTTGATAAGCCTCGCCTGCTTGGTTAGCGTAGTTCATACCCATAGTGCCAAGCGTGTTGGCTGAAGATTGACCTACACCCGCTAATGATTGAAGCGGATTTAACGTGCCTGCGCGCTCGGCTTGATAGCGGTTAAAAGCGTTTTGGTATTCCTGAGACGCCATGTCTTGACCGTAGCGCTGGATGCCTTTAAGCGTACCGCCGGACAACAAATTACCCCGTGCTGCCGCGCTGCTCTCAAGCCCTTTCATACCTTCTTTTAACCGGAACTGATAGCCTGGATCCATGCCCTTGGCAAACATCTCAGGCGTGTACTCCGCCGTAGCGTATTTGCCAAACATTGGGTCGTTGGCGTTGCCGCCAGACATTCTAAACTGTTCACGGTTAGGCGCAACTAAATTCGCACGGGCTGCGTCAAAACCAGCTTGATCAAACGTGCCGCCAGTTGGCTCTCGATAAAATTGCTGATCAGATTCGCCGCCACCGCTTGTGTAAGACCCGCCACCACCGCCACCAATAAAAAATTTAGATGGGTCTAAATTGGCTAAGTCAGCATTATATTTTTGCAACGCTTTGTTATAGGAGCTGTCGTCGTACTGACCTTCGCCACCCAAACCAAGATAAGTCAGCAGCCTATTTTGACCTTGCAGCCCGCCTTGACGAAACGGCTCTTGTAGCTCAACGCCTTTTAGGTATTGCTCATATTGCAATTGAGCAGCGCGTTCAGCAGCGGCAGCTTGTGTGCTAGCGGCTTTACCTGCTGCGCTTGAACTCATAGCGGCACCAGCAAGAGTGGCGACGCCTCCAATAACTGATGCGGCTACGAATGTCATGTCAATACCTCATTTTTAACTTTATTGCCAATTACAAACATACTGTTTGGGTCGGCTTCAACTAACTCATTTTCTGCGTCTTCAATTGTCGTGGCTTCTGCCACATGAAAAGTCATGCAAAGTGCGTCTGTTATTGCGTATACCGCCCGCTTAGTACCAGGTCGGCTTAACAAAACTTTAGGCCCAGTTATAGTCTGAACGCCGTCATCTGTCGTCACACAAATTGTACCGGACACTACGACATAAAAATGCTCTTTTTTGTGTACTTTGCCAACTATTGTGCATCCTGCTGGACGCCATACTTGTCGGCAATACATACCGCCATGAAAGAAATGCTCAGTAGGAGGTTCGTATTGCGGCATTTTAGACATTGCTGCCTGAAGTGCTTCCACCTGTTTTCTAACAGAAGGAGCTAAAACGCCGCTGTACGTTACGTCCATTTAATTCAGCACCAAAAAGTTAACTCTGGTTTCAGCCGTGGCTGCCGCATTAGAGATTAAGGTAAAACTGCCGGCTCCAGGCACTGCTTTCATAACTCGCATTGTCGCATCATCTGTTGCAACTGTGGCTAAAATAACGCTTGAGGTTGTCACTAAACTATTGGTAACAACTAAACTAATGGCACCCGCAGCAAAGTTAACCGATCCAGCGGTTTTATTAATTGTTTGTGCACCGGTAGTGCCCGCAGCGGTAATAGTTTTATCCACTACAATATCCGCTTTTGCAGTAAACACCGACCCGTCATAAGTCAAGTTTGCAGAGGATTGAAACGCTGCTGTGCCGTTTCCATAGGGGATTCGGTTAGCCGTTAATGTGGCAATCCCTGTCCCGCCTTGCGCAACAGACACTGTACCGCTAGTAATCTGTGACGCTGCGATCGCAATCGCCACATCACCCGCTACCGTCAATTGACCCTGAGCGTTGACTGTTACCGTGGTCACCGAAGACGCCGAGCCATACGATCCAGCAGTTACCCCTGTGTTGGATATGCCAACCGTAAGTGAGCCACTGCCATTGGTTCTAAACAGCCCTGCGCCTGCCGTTAGGTTTGCAACAGTATAAGTGCCGCTAGAGTTACCAATTAAGATTTGACCGTTTGCAGGAAGGGTGCCTGTACCTGTTCCACCGGAACCTACTGAAATAACGCCTGTGCCGTCGCCTACAATAGTGTTGATGTTATTAAAATATCGAAACCATTGCACCGAAACTAGCCCAGTGTTTGAGTCAACAACTGGAATCCGAGGCGCAGGGATTTGGGTAATATTAGCCATTTGTGCCGCTTAGAATCAACTCAGCGCCAATAATGTCAATCTTAACTGGATCGGTGCCTGACACCTCATAGACCCTGTCACGCAGCTTCTGAGTCATGCCTAGACGACGCCAGATGGCGCGTGTGCCGTACCCGCCAATTTGACCCATTGAAACCCAATGCTCATTTGACCAAGTGTGTCCGCCGTCATCAGAAAAGCGCAACATGACTTGAGGGTCAGAACCTTGACCAACAACAAGCCCAACACCCGTTTCGCAAACCAATTGAAGGCTATGCTGTGCGGTACGCTTTAGGTTGTTTTGACCAGTAGGAAGTGCACGCCATGAGCGCAGCCACTTCTGAGGACCGCCATTGTCAGCGTAAGTGGTCAAGTCTAAAGCGTAGATATTGCCGTTCTCAAAGTCACCAACAATAATTGTGCCTTCAAAATTACACTGGCAATTGCCTCTGTTGCGGGTAAAGAGATTGTCTAGCAGCCCTGCGCGTTCATGCCACCCCTGAGTGGCTACGTCGTAGACCCAAGTTTGGTTAGCAGAAGGAAAGTTCAGCACATAAAAAGCATGACCGTCTTGTTGGTAGGTGTACGCAACCGCATCAGACATATCAGCGTATTGTTGGATTTGCCACTCAACTGCGTGGGTGCTAATGCGCTTACCGTTGTATCCTTCTGAGCGATAGACAATGCCCTCGCCTCGCGCATCTTGACCAAGCCAAAACACGCTGTTATCTAGCTTGGCAACAGAGAAAGCCGCAGCACAACCAAGTTCGTTAAACGCGCCTTGAATGCGTGTCAGGGGAAAGTCTGGCAAGCCTGCGTTGTACCAGACCTCGACTGAATCCGTGCCAAACAACCAAGCCTCACGATGATTGACGTTAATGGCCACTAAGCCGTCGGGAGAGCCTTCTGCGCTTGCAAAGGACAAGGGGTCAACCTGAGTGCCGTCAAGCAACTCAGTTACCCAGACTTTCTGGCTGTTTGGCTCGTTGTAGACGAAATAGCCATCAAGGTAGCCAACTGTCACTGCACCGGTAAAGTCAGGGTCAGTAATCTCAGCAAAGCCGTTTGTAACTTCGTTGTAGATATACGATCGAGGATTACACGCAATAAACAATTGTGTGCCGTTATCCGCAATGGATACTTGCCCTGTGCCAGAAATCGTGCCTAGTAGCGTAGGGGTGCCGGTTAGACTACTGAGCTTATAAAACTCATTGCCTGATGCCACGTAGAAGTCCGAGCCGTTAGTCTGATGCGCCCACAACCCACGAATAGGTCCTGTGCCTACAGTTTGCAAAAACCTTAGCCCTGGCGCACGGTTCAGGAAAGCAGGCATCTGCCCGCCTTCAGGGACAATCTCAGGAAAGAGATTAATCATCCTGTTATCCGCTGCGTTAACGCTGCGCGCAACGTATGCGCTGCCAAGGATAGGTGTCTGCATTAGAAGTTACCGGCAAAGATGTTAAAGCGCTGACGCGTTCCAACAATCGAATAAGGAATCGACATAATGTCATCTGGGTTGTTGATGCGCTTTAAGTTACGCTTAGAGGTCATCGCAACCCGCATGACTGTGGGCGATGGCTCAACACCAAACTCAGGCGCAAACTCACAAGCTAAGTTGTACTTAAATGCACGCAGATAGCCTGGTGGGAACGCTAGGTTTGTCGCCAAGTTAGCTGGTGCTGTTATTGGCTTGACCGACACAATGTGGAACTCCAGCACCTTGGTAGGTACTGGATAGACCGTCATTGTAATGTCTGGGTATTCCATGTTGACCCACATTACCTGTGGGTAGGTGGAGGTCACGGTCTTGACAGCAATACCGTTGTATTGCTGCTGATTGATCAGTTTAAGACCGTAGGAAATGCCAGATGAAGCATCACGGAAGTATGTCGAGTCCTCAACCAAGATTGGGCGCTCACCTACAAAGTCGCCGGTTGGACCAAGGGTGCGTGAGATAGCATTAGGTGGCCAAGAAAAGACCTGATCTTGAGTCGCAAACACAGCCAATCGCTCTGTATTCCATGAGTCGATCATCTGGTTCAGCGCAACAAGTGCGTCTTGCGATGTAGCCGCAGAGGGCGTCTCACCTTCAGCCAACACGCCGAGTAAGCGCAAAGCGCCGTTGATCTGGTCATTGGCTGTTGTGGCCATGTTTACTCCGTAGTTTTACGACGACGTTTTAGCGTATTAACTGGCTCCGCTACTGCAACTTCAGGCGTATCGGGATTGTACCGCACCCAGCCCTTTGTTTCATCATATTCGGCTTCCAACTCCATAGTAGCAATCTTGGTACCGTGGGTTGGATGTTTTAGATAAATGTGCATTTGTAGATGGGGGTGTTTAGCCCCCATTTGTTAAGCGCAATGAATAATTGCAAAGTTAAGAACAACTGCTTCAGCAAGAGCGCCTCCACTAATGTTACGCAAAGTTACTGTTGCTGATCCTGCGCCCATGCTAGATACAAAAGCGTTGTAAGACGCTGATGTGCCGTTAGTAACAGTCAAAAGCAACACATCTTTAGCCGAAATGGTGCTATTAGTCAACGTAAACGTCACGTTAGTAGTAGCTCCCAAAGAAGCTGCGTTCATCGTGATTTGACCAGCAGAAGTGTTTAAAGTTACTCCCGTTGATTTACTAGTTAACTGAGTTACTGTACCTTGAGCGGCAGCAGCATAGCCAATCTCTACGTCTGCATAAACAGTCGTACCTTCAATTGTGCTAGGTGTTACAGCGCCAATAGGCGAGTTATCAATTGTAGCGCCTGATAAATCAGGGTCTGAGTAGGCTACTCCTACTGGTTTGGTATTAGGCATAACATTTCCTTTTAAAAAGAAGGCACCGAAGTGCCCTCTTTACGTTAGATGCGGTATGCAGTCCACGAACCATCGCCGGTCTTGCGCGCACGGAAGTGAGCTGAAGTTACAGCAGATACAGCCGCCACACCAACGATAGTCCAACCAGTACCAACAACCAAAGTAATAGCATCAGATGCGTCGGTATTGATGACGTAGAAGTCAAATGCAGAATTGACTTTTTGTGCGCTAGACATATCTGCTTCCAACAAAGCGACTGTTGGCAATGTTAAGTTGCCAGCGGTGCCGTTAAAAGTAAACAGACCATTTTGGAGTTGTGCAGCCGTTGCGGTTGCTGCGGCAGCCAATGCAGTAGGTGCGCCCTGAACAAACATAATTGCTTCGTCAGTTGCGCCTGCACCGATTTGATAACCGCCTGTGCCATTAGAAAGTGCCATGATAAATTTCCTTTAAATAAATTACGAATGGGGGCCGAAGCCCCCACTGATTTAGCCCCAGAGACGGACGGCAGTGATAGGACGGATAGCTGCGAAGCCATACAGAACGTCAATACGGCAGGGGAGGCGGTCGTTGTTGATGTCGTACTGACGCACGATACGCAACGAAATACCGTTATGGACTTGGCGTGAAGCCATATCCACGCCCTGTGGCAACAACAAGTCAGCCGTAGCAAACGAAATCGCATCTTTGTGATAGATCAAGTTTTGCGGGTAGCCAACAGTCGCTGAACCAAACATCGTCACAACAGCACCAGCTTGTGGGAATGTAAGCACAGTAGCCAATGCGTTTCCAGCAGTGTACAGAGCAGGACTGATGCTCAGTGTGGCTGAGGAAGAACCAGTTGCCGCAGCAGTCACGGTGAACTGTTGGAGGCTACCTGTCGATTGACGTGTCTGTGGGTTAACAGCGAACACACCAGCGATGGTGAAGATGTCGCCCACGTTCCATGTCTTGCTTGAACCAGTGAAACTGATTGCGAGTGTTGACTGACCTTCAGTTGCGACAGTTGTAGTCACAGTGATGGCAGTACCCCAATCGCCGTTTGTGTGGTTGCTAATTGACTGAGACATATTGATCTCGTCTAGACCCAAAATGCCTTCACCCATCATGCCGTTCTTGAACTGGCGGCTGATAGTGCCGGTTGGGTTAAAGAGACCCTTCATGCCTTCAACCAGACCGGCGTTGGCAGCAGGGTTAACCGTTGCGTAGCGCTGATCCATTGGGGTGGCAAATTCGTTGAGCTTCTGGTTAGCTTGCAACAGAACCAAGGAAGTCGCAGGCGTAGTGCCTGGTGTGCCGACTGCGTTAGCAATGCCTTTGTACGAAGTCGCAACGTCGGCGTCAACCGAAGATGCCAACTGCGAAACGCGAGGCTTCAAGACACGCTCTGCGAAGTCATCCAACTGCATTGTCAGTTCGGCAGAGGTGAAGTTAACACCAATGTGCTTCTGGCTGGAGACTGTCAGCGTTGTGAACTGTTCGTTGTCGGCCTGAACTTGCAGGGCGGCACCGTCAGTCACCAGCGCACGATCGGGCAGGCGGATACGGAGAGTTGAACCAATCTTGGCGCCTTCAACAGCGAAGGAGTCGTCATATTGGCGGTTGACGTTACGTGTGAGCACAAGATTGTTCTCAAGGATTTCAAGAGACTTTCGTGTGATCATGTCAATGGTAAGAAGGCTATTAGCCATGATAATTTCCTAAAAGTAAGTTAGCGGTTGCGTAGCGCTTCCTGCTTTTTAACCTGACGTTGCCGTTCAGCTTCGATCCAATCTGAGGTGCTCATTGTTTTAATTGAGCGTGGGTCAGTCGTATCGTATGCGGGCGAACCCGAGCTTCTGGCAGTGAGAGGACTAATAGGCGTTGGCGCGTTAGATGTTTTCTTAACTGGCGGATCAGAGGCTAATTTAGCTTCCAACTTACCAATTTCCTTAGCCTGCAAGATTGGCGATAGGCGGGCGATGCGTTCAGCTTCTTTCGGATTAGCGCCTAAGTGGTAAGCCACTTCGGGACCAATATCAGATGATTGAATCGACTGAGCCATCACATCAGTGATTGGAAGGTTTGGGTTATAGGCGACTTGTTCAAAGTCGTCATACTTCTCCCGTGCCTTTTCCTCTCTGTCGTGATACGACTCTAGGAGTTCCGTCCTTTGCTTATTCTGCTCTCGTTGTGCCAAAAGTTGTTCGGCTCTTTGCGTTGCAAGTGCATCTACATACGCATCGGTCGATTCAAACTGTTCTGGCGCTACGGGAGTAGCTGGCTGCACAGGTGGTTGCGCTCTTTGAGCCTGCTCTCTTTCCCACTTACGTTGCTCTCTTGCGAGCCGTTTTCCAATGGCTGCGTCCAGTTCTTCCTGACTAAAGGATTTGGCTGGCTGCTGGTCTTGGTCTACTTCCGGCGTTTGAACTTCAGATACTGGGGCTACCGTAGCTTCCAGTTCCGGCGCGGGATTTACTTCCGCTTGGCTTACTTCTTCTGACATTTTTGTTTCCTAAGAAACCCTGGTGGGCGCACCAGTACGGTTAATATACAATATTTTACTTAGTTTGTGCTTTTTAATGCAGCTACATCAGCCTGTAATTGAACAATCATTGCTTGTTGCTCTTGAATTGCTGCCGTTAAAGTAGCAACTAGGAATGATGTATCTACGCCTTGAGGACGAATATTGCCATTTTCATCAACGGCATCTTTTGTTCCTGTTACGCAATCAGGCACAACCTCTTGCAACTCATGGGCGATAAAACCTTGTCCTGCCACGCCATCCACTTTCCATGTGTAGGTAACGGGCTTGAGGGCTGCTACTTTAGCAAGCGCCCCTATCATGGGCAATACGTTTTCTTTTAAGCGATAATCCGAAGTCGTGTTGTATGAAACCGTTGATGTAGTCTGGGTAATAGTGCCGCTTACGCCATCAGCAATATTTAAAAATCTAATTGCGTTGTAGGTAAATACTGTTGATTCTGCTTTTAAAGTAATTCCGTGACCAGAATTAGGAACGTAACTTACAGAAACGCTAGACCCTATTCCAGCAATTGGAGTGCTTCTGCTAAGTAATATTCCGTCAGTGCCACTAACACTCATTCGCTCAATGCCACCGGTAAAAAATGACATTGTATTATTTGCGTCAAGGTACTCAATACGTCCTTTAAAAGCTGTGCCCGATGTTGAAAAATCAATAAGTCCACCAGTGACTTCGTTTAAACGAATAAAACTGTACCCACCATCTGTTCCTAAAAGCACTCCATTTCCAGTTGGATTAAAACTGTTAAACGTCCCTTCAACATGAAGCGGAGCACTGGGCGTAGCGGTACCAATTCCCACGTTACCAGAAGAGTTAATACGCACACGTTCGGTTGGTGTACTAGCACCGTCAGCAGTAGTAGAAAACACCATGCGTCCAGGCATATCGTTTAGCCCAGGTGTTCCGTCTACTGCTACGTCAATAGTTGCGGCGATTGGATTTAAAGACGTGCCATCTGCACCCGCCCAATACATTGATCCCAAATTGTCGTTAGCTTGAACCGTTGTAACGCTTCCCGCCGTTGTGCCTCTTGACTTGCCAAATACTATACGTGCGGAATTAGAATCATTTCTATTTAAAACAGTAGTAAATGCAGCAAGGTCAGTAGCTTTTAATTCGTTAAAAATTTGAGATGATGTTGTATTTTGAAAACTGTTGCCGACACTTCTTGTAGAAGTTGCACCAACAAGTACATTGCCCGAAACAACCGCAGACTCTGCGCTAACCGCACGTCCAGCAGTCAGGTTAGCAACAGAGACTTTAACTGTTGATCCACTCTGAACGATAGATAAAATCTCAGAACCCGTTAATGGTGTGGTCGCTGCATCTAAAGCGGAAACAGGAGGTATGGCAAAAATGTTGTCATACGTTGCAATGAGTACGTTATTGGCATCATTAAGAACAAACTTATATGATTGGTCTGTAAGCCAAATCTCGCCACCAGGCACACGCCCTGCCGAATCCAAGATTATCGGATTGGTATGGGCGACGTTACCAGCAATAGTTGTGTAGCTAGTTTGCGGTGTTGTAGTCCCGCCAGCATAGGTAAATAGTTTGCCACCGGTTAAAGGAACGCCGTTGTTGTCGAAAAACTGGGCAGCAGCGCCGCCTACCGGAGATAAAAAGACAGACATAACGTGATTCCTTGTTAAAAACTTAATTACATGTAGTAACTAATGTTTAATGTAGCACCAGCAGCTTGTTCAATAAACTGAATGTTGATCAAGTCACCATCGTATTGCAATGGGATGCCAACAGCTAAAGTCATACCAATCAAAGCGGTGGGGGCTGTTTTGTCATCACGCCAGCGAACAGCTTGACTTTCAGCAATAATCAGCGCAAAGACAGGTTTGGCGTTTAGACCATCTGGTGTTTGAACAGGCACAGTAAGATTAGTTGCGCTGCTTAAAGATGTAATTTGCTGGTAGCCCATACAGGTCGTAACAGCTTTTAGATTTGCTGACATATTAAAATCTCCGGTATTCAGTAAACGATCTTAAACTAATTGGGTTTTCTTGCCCAGATGCTGGCGGTAAAACATTAAATATCCACCCTGTATTATTGCCGCTATCTGTTGAATCTAATGCGTACCAAGTGTTTGTTGGTGTAGCGGCGCTGTTAATAATATCTAAATAATTTACAACTACAAGAGACGTTTCTAACAAAGTAAATTGCGTTCCAGGGGAACTAGAGTTCAGCGTCACTAAATTGCCCGCCGTACCGTTTACGTTAAAATTGCTGAAAGTTGTGGTTGTAGACGCTGGGAATGTAATCGTAGTGGGCTGCACGGTGTTAGTCATGTTGGCAAAAGTATTCGCACCAGTAATAAAAAGCGTTCCAGCACCGCCCTGATTTAGCGTGTACGGGTAAACACCACCGCCACCAGCGAAGGTCTTAGCAGTTGCGAAGTCCATGCTGATCGTGCCTGTGCCACTAAGTGTTAGCCCAGTAGTCGTTACTGTATAGCCGCCACCGTTAACCGCAATCTTCCCGTTAGTACCTAGATTTATAGTGCGGGTATTGGAGTTAGAGGAACTAAATATTCCCGTAGTAAATACCTTACCGTTGACGTTAAGTGCGCCGTTGGTCAGCGTAAATGTGCGGGTAGAACCCATCGTCAGGTTGTCTTGCAACTGGACAGTACCGCCTACTCCGTTTTGAGTAACGGGGTTGTCTATTGTTTTTCCTGCTGTAGTAATCTGCTGTGTGCCTGATGTAGCTGCAAATGTAATTATGTTTCCACCAGCAGTTAAAGTCATTCCTGTGCTTAAAGTATAGTTGCCATAAATAGTTCTAGCAGTACCCCCGATTGTTCCAGCAAAACCTGTGAAATTCACAGACATATACGCATTATTAGTTGACTCACTAAGTGTGTATGTACCTGTAGTAAAATTAAAGTTTAAAGCCTGCGCCTCAGTCATTGCAGCAGTTTGTATACTAGTTGCGGTGGCTGAGTTGTTTGAAATATTAACGGTTGGCGTACCTGTGCGACTAAAGTTTGTAGATGTAGCGGTAGTCCAAACAGTTCCAGTTCCAGTTGTTGTGATGTTTCCAGTACCAAACGCTATGACTCTTGTGTTTGTATTGGTCGAGCTAAATGTAAGACAAGTCAATGTCCTGTTGCCGCTAGATAAGTCTAGCGTCCCGCTAGTCAATGTAACCGCAGCAGAGCAAGTTGTATTCTCTGCTAGCTGTAGCGTTCCGGTTGGGGAGTCTATAGTAATAGGTGGTGTGAACGTAGCGGTATTGGTATCTAAAATCTGTGTAGTGCCTTGACCGTTAAATACCCAAGCGGCTGTACCAGTCATTGTGACAGCAGAAGATAGCGTTACGTTTTTGTAAATGATTGCTTGAAAAGAACCGCTGGCAAATGTCATTGGTAGAGTTCTAGTAGAAATATCTAGTTCTCCAAACCAATAGACAGCAAGTGAAACAGAAATTGAAGCGGCTGAGTCAAGACCTGTGTTTTCAATAATTACTTTGTCTTGCGCTAGTGGAAAGTTATTTGCATCAACAGCACCACCAGACGATAATGCCCAAGCGGTAGCCGTCCAAACACCACCCGCAGCAAGATTCCAATAAACGTCTTTAGCTGCGGTAAATGTAATGCCGCTGTTACCTAGTCCGTTACCAAGCCGAGTGCCTGTCCATGTGCCAACAGAACCAGCAGTTGCAATGTTTCTAAAGTCAACATCCGCTAATGTGGCAAGCGTTCCGTTAAGAGTAATTGTGCGCTGCGTTCCAATGATGTCGGACTGTACCTGTAGTCTGCGAACAGAAGTATTTGCTGCACCTAGAGTTAGCGTTCCAGATACAGTTTGGTTTGCGCCTAAAGAAAAACCTCTTATCGAAGTAGCACTCCTGCTTGTTTGGTTTAAATCATTAAATGTATTTGCGCCAGAAATGGTTGTGTTTCCAGCACTAGCACTTGTAAACGATACATTGTAGAAAGTCTGACCGCCACCAGCAAATGCTGGACTAGTTCCAGAACAAGTAATCTGTGAAGTATTAGCGTTAAATGTAAGCCCTGCTGTTTGTGAAAAAGTAATAGCGGAATCTCTTC